GAGGCAATACCCATCAGGGTTAGTGTCCAGAAAGTTCTTGACAATAGCAAGGGAAAAATAAGTCTTTCCAGTAGAGGTCTCACCAGCGATGGCAGTAATCTTATTAGTAGAAACGCCACCATAAACGGAACCGCTAACAAGCGCATTGAAGATATGACTTCCTGTATCAATGAATCTTTCTGTTTCATCTATATCTGCTGCAATTTGGGTGTACTCATCACCAATTTCTTTGACTATCTCTTTTAAAAAATCCATATTAATGTGTCACTTATGTATATTGTAGCACTAAATTAAACAAAAAACAAACTTAGTGTGAATCTAAATTTAGGTGCTTTGATTGATTGTGGTCTAATCGCGTGAGGAATAGATCCATCAAATAAAATAATTCTACCAGGTTGAAAGGATGAAGTATACTGAACCTCTTTAATATTAGATGGATTAAAAAATAATGTCTCTCCATACCAACCATCTTGCCAATCCAAGTTTACATAATAAAGTAAAACTTGTTCTCCTTCATGATGATGAATGTAGTGAACGTCATTAGATTTAACAACATTCAATATAATTCTGTGTAAATCATTTTTTACAAACCACTCAGTATTTTTTATACAATCATCAAAATATGGTATTAATCCTGTCGATTTTAATTCATCTTTTGTCCAAGTGCTATGTAAATTTAAATCAGTATCATCCCTATCTGGCCACCCTAATCTAAAAGTAGATTTATTACAAAATGCTAAAACCATATCCATTAAAGAATATGGAATCACTTCATCAAAAACACTTAAGTTTAGATTCATTATGTAAAAAATAATTCAAGGTTTACCGTTTTTTCAACATTCCAACCGATTGCATCTAATATAGTTTTAAGTGGTTCTACAAAACTCTTCTCAAATTGTAAATCATAATCTATATATTTGTCAAGTCCAAGTTCATGTGGAAAGTCTTGTATGAATGATAAAACATTCTCTTGTATCAGATTTGGTTTCTTTAAATACAGAAACTTAATCTTTTCACCATTTGCTATGAGTGAATATTTATTAGTCAACTTCTTTTGTTTAATATAATGGTTGAATAATAATGCACCCCGACAATGTATTGGTGTGCCCTTACCATAGATGGTTGTATAATTATAGTATTTCTTTACATCTGATACAGTTCTTGGAAAGGCAATCTCTTCAGGAGGAAGAGATTTAAATTTAGTTCTTGATTCATCTATGAAATCAATCACATCTTCTTCAGTTCCATTCATCATGAGTTTGAGTGCATCACGAATCATAGTGCGACAAGGGGCAGGAGTCGAAGACTTCACTGCTTCAATACCCATAATTTTTAACTTCGGTTCTTCATATCTTACACCCTCACTATCCCACACATTCAGAATATATCTTTTCTTTGCTGTCCATATACCACGGTCTGCGATATTCTCTCGCTTCATAAACATCTTCTGGTCATACGCATTTACGTATTTGGCCAACGTCTCATAAGAACTCTCAATATACTTTTCAAATTCCACCTCACAGATCTTATTAAGGAACGACACAACGCTTTCATTAGTTTTCTCTCTCCCCTTGTATATGACCTCCACCAGAGGACCAAGATTAAGATAGATGGAATCAGTATCTGAAGCAATAACATAATCAACATCCTCCGTTTTTAATATTTTGTTAATGAATTTATTCATTTTATTTTCAATCCATCGGATTGATACCTGACCCGATAGCGTGATTGCTTCCGCATTTGCTAATTTGTAATAACGAAAGTACTGATTGCCGATAGCACCATAAGCACTATTAAGTTGTATCTTCCTCGCCATCTGAATGTTGTTACATCTAGCAATTTCTTTTTCAAGGGTTTTCGTCTTCTTCTTTTCATATTGCTGCTTTGCCTCCAACATCTTCTTTTTATATATGGTTCGATCTTTATAAATCTTCTCCATTAGTTCTGGTAAGAAACCACGAACATCTTTCCGATACATCGCACCATTTGCACAGACAGCAGTATCTTTATACATTTCAAATGTAATATCTTCATTTAGAATTTTATCAACTGTAACTGATGGATGCCTTTGTTCAATCAATGTTTCTGGGGAAATATTATATTGCATAATCAAGTGTGGATACAGAGAGTTCAAGTCAAATGAAACCACCCAATCATACTTGCCTGGTATTGGTTCTTTGACATAAGCACCTGCATATTTTTCCGATTTACTTGATCTCTCCTTTGGAGGAATGACAATATTTCTCTTCTTCAAATAATTGTAAATTATAGTGTCCCACATACGAACCTGTGAGAATACATCTGCATAGTTTGCCTTTGCGTCATATGCCATCACAATCGCAAGTTCAATCAACTTCATCTTATCTTCAAGACGGTCAACCAGTTCTACGTCAATGATGTTGTATTCGACAAACTTCTGCCAACCCTGTGTATAAAAATCTTTGAATGTATCAAACTCACTGT